GGATAATTTGCCGCGCTCTGCCAAGCAGCGCGACGGCAAGTCATCGACGAAGGGAGGACGACACCGTCTTCGCATTGGAGGATAACGCCATCCTTACGGATGCGTACTTCCTGCTGCGTGTTTAACGCCCAATGCCTGACGAGACCTTCTCGGCCATCTATTGGTTTGAGAAATTTCTTCCTCATCTTCATAGAGGGCACCCAAAGCTCCTGGTGCTGCTCATCAGCATTCCAGCGAAGCTGGAACCTGAACCGAGCAAGCTCAAGGAGCCTCCGTGGGGTCTTATCCCAGTTGATATGGTCCACCATACGGTGGATCCACTTCTCTAGGGTAGACCCGTCAACCTTCCAAGGCTGCTTTCGTATAAGTGCAGGAGTAATATCGCTGACATAATTGCCATGCTGGTATACTTCACACCCGCACGCCTCACGATAGCGTCCTGTTGAACAGGATTTGCTCTCGTTTACAACGAGTCCCATGGCCTTTAATAGCCACACGAGCTCGTCGAAGGCATGCAGCGGGACGATTATATCGTCACCGTACACGCCCCAGTCATCATTGTCATTGCATACTACAGCACATGCTGCAGCACACACGGCAGTGAGGACGGGAAAGCAGACGCCGCTTCCCATCGGTGCGAATGTCCTTAACGGAACAATCGTACCGTCGGGAAACAACGTGAAGGTTGAACGAACTGCGAATAGCACATCGTGCCATTCGGGGAGTAATTGGGATACGAGCGAGCGGGATACATAATCGCTAGCGTCAGACAAATCAATGCTGACGTTAGGATCTGGTACCACAGAGAAGCGCTCTGAGTTCCAGGCTGCCTTAGGAACCTTTGCTGGGCGGAACGAGGGGATTACCCTAGAGCCGCAACAGAAAAGCTTCCTCGCATGCCTCTGCTGATCGTGTAGGCTTATGTGCCCAGGGAATCTGCGTTGCAGCTCCTTGTACATATAATCCATAACGCCCAGCTGAGCATACATGAAGGTGGCTGGCTCGGAGGAGACAGTCCTGGTCGTTTTTAACGACTTAGGAACTTCCTGAAGGCGTGTGATGCCATACCTGGCCCACACGGCTCCCTGAAAAGCTGTCCCGTACTTCTCGTCTATGAGGCCAATGTCATAAATGACAGGTGGAACGGCCTGAGGGAATGGAGTTTTGAAACCCCATCTCTCAGCCCTGTCCACGCGCTCATAGCACGCTCCCGGTCCAAACCGGCCCACTATATCGTACCACGAAGGAACGCGCAGTTCGCGAAGAACTGCGACCATACGTTCCTTGTAGTATTGCGGTATAGATGGTACACCGGAACGACTAAGCCGTTTCTTAGCGGCTTCAATGTCCCATGCCTTGCGTGCCTTTCCATCATACTTATACAGCAACCTAGCTACCTGATGCACATTTGCAATCAGGTGGGTGGGTGCGCTAAGTGCGATGGAAGAAGCCGTTACTGTCACCATCCCCATGCGAATGAGAGATGGGGGCAGCAGTGAGGCCTCCTGAGGAACGAGGGCGCCACGGCAGAGTAACCTCTGCCACGCGTCGACTCGATCAAGGTACTCTTCGCGAGCAGGGTCAAAGTGTTTCCACAGAGACCCTGCCTCAGAAGGAGGGAAGTCGTTGCGGACTAAGTCCGCGATGATGTCTTTCCGCAGAAGTCGATATAACTCGGCTTCTGGGGTATCGATATACTTCAAGTGCTCCATTTAGAGCCTCCTTGAGGCATATGATCCTTAGGTGCCTCCACGCACCCAGTGTCTCGCTAGAGACCGACGAACAGCATCTTAGCGATGCTAGCCGGAAAACTAGAAGTGTCTGTGGCGCCAGACGGTGCAGTACCGTTCGCGCCATAGGCCTTCACAGCTCCAAGGAAGCATGCCATTTCTGACATGAGATCCTTCGAGTCGTTTTCGACCCAAGATGTATCTTTAGGGATACTAATCTGGGTAGTGATCGATCCCGTGAAGGGAAGACCACTGGTAGTGTTCGTCACGTTCTTGCGAATGCTGACGGCGTAGCGATCATTGCCTGTCACACCAGGCCCCTTAAGAGTAAGGGACTGAGTGAGGACAAGGGGATTGGCGAGAGTACCAACGGTATTCTCAACCATCTCCACCTTCTGTGCACCCGTAGAACGGGCCACATAGGAATGAACGCTGGACGAGCCAGCGGCATACAATGCCAAGGCCATGAAGCCTCCTTTGTTAAGGTGAGTTATTTGGACTTGCCGCCGCCAATTTGAATGGCGAGCTCGAGCAAGGTCCGCTTCCTGACAGAGGACAAACGGACGTCAAAAAGACCGCCCTTGTCCCAGAAACCAGATGAGGTCCTGAAAAGGATAGGAATCCTTCGGAAAGTCTCGTACCCGGTAACCGAAAGCTTGTTGCTAATCATTTGGATAGTCATCCAACGATTGCACCAAGGATTTCGGGCCGTCCAATCAGTGCGCGTATGACATTTCGTCATAAGCCACATATCGGAGATATTTGCCACGGTTGCGCGGAGCGCATCCTGGCCATATCGGTCACCGACAGTCTCGAAGAATTCTCCAATTCGGGTAAAGTAGTCTACAACGAACGAAAATGGGATTTTATCCCAAATCGATTCGAGCGGTGTATCAATGCCGAGCGCATGCGCGATCCATCTAACAGGATCCGCTTCGTTAAGCTTGTACACGAGCTGTGCTCTACACTGTACAGTTGCTGTACACTCAGAGTACTTGTGGACATCGGCTGTGGCTCCCGCATCAGCAAAGTTGGGTGGATAATCCAACCTGCTGGTTCCTGTGCTGAATTCCTTTGTAACGACTTGCTTACTGCTCGAGAGAACAGTGAGTTCGTTATTACGCCGATGCGCTGTCTCCCACGTGGAGAGGCAGCGATCGAAGACATTCATCACAGAATGCGCATCCTGAATTGTTGTTTGTATAACAAACCGGTTAATTAAATCACCGGAGATGAGAAGACGAATGACCTCGTAAATATTACGACGTACACTCGTACTTCCGAATCTCTTCATCAGTTTGCGAGCCGCCCTATTAAGGGTCGAGCTGAGCCTGGTAGCAACCCCAACAAGGGGTAACATATCGATGACAAAGGAATAACCCATAACACGGTCATGTGAGTTGAGGTCAAGCTTTGCTTGGATCTCATCGCAACATGATCGAGTTAGGTCGTCCCATTGATCATCGCTCAGATTCACAGGACTGCCACCGAGATCTAGATAGGAACCATAGCGTGGTTGAAACCACCCATGGTACCGACCAGATGAGGAGCTTCCCTGGAACTGAATGCTACCGCCCACCCTAGGAGTAGACGCAACGTGTTCGCACCTCTTCCAATTGCAGGAACCGTTAAGATAACGGGGACCTGCATCGTAAGAGATGCGCTCGACTGCCGTTCGAGTTGGACGACTGTGATAAGTCGTAGAACCAACAACAAACGAGAAGTCGTAGTTGCGAGATACTGTCTTTTCTTTTACGATAGACATAGGGTGTACCTCATCGCGAGACTACTTCGCCTTACTCTTGTTCGAGGTGGCTACGGATTTTGGTGCATCGAAGGTCACTGAGTGACCCTCGACAGTACCCCAATCCTTTGTAACCATCTTAGAACTGATCGAGATGTTAAAATCTCCCCACACATCATCCCAGTTAGAGATAATGCGTGAGATGGCTTTCGCCAACTGGTCAGTCCCATCGAACTGAGAGTTAAGCCTCTCGAGCTGGATGCTCAGAGAGCAAGTTTGGGAGTAGTATTTTGCTTCCATGGTATGGTCTCCTTTGCTGTGATTATGAAACGAGTGTATCCGTATCTGATGAGGAGCTTTCGCAATGCGAAGGCCTCAGAGATAGAGGACTCACAACGCACGCAATCGCAACTAAAGAGTATACGCATGTGCAACCTCGTGGTTCTGCTAGCG